AGCATCTGCACTGGGAAGCGGGGCATAATGCCCTGGGGAACTGCTTTGGCGGCTAGAACTTAGTCCCAAAGTAAGCCGTGGCAATACTATACCAGTCGTGCCGGTAGTCATAGCGACTATCACGCGGCGGCATGTAGTCCCAACACGGAGCTACTCCCAACCGCTTCTTGTAGCGCACTTCGTACATCCGTACGTTAATGCGCCCACCCCGACAGTGACCCTTAACGGCCGCCAGAAAGATCGCACTACTGTTCCAGTAGGGCGCCTCCCTGGGCCTCGGCACCTCATCGTCAGTATCAGCATCCAGCGGGTAGTCTCTACTCACTGGCACGTACCTCTTATAAAGGTACGATCCTTGGTAGTCCGAGTCACCGCGACCTGATACGGCGCGATAGACCTTGGACCGGGCGGATAAGCATGCCATTGGTACCCTAATCCCTGCATCTGGGTTTTCCCAGGGCGGGACAGGCAGCAGTGGCAATCCACTTAAAAGGAGGTCTACGGTTACTGGGAGCTTAACCCCAGTCCTAGCTGACCAATCGACAAGGTTGTTGATGAGGGTCATTCGGTCCTGCATACGTTTCAAGGAGGTGGAATACACTCCTCTAACGTTGACGCCACGTAAGTAATCGGCGCCGCAGGATTCCCTAAAACTGCCATCGCGTCGCGTAAAGCTCTTTTCCATGTTAGGAATAAAGCCCAACGCGCGAAGTAGCCTACAGAGTGTATCGTAGGCTTCCTCTCTCACGACGATATCGTCACCAAACACGCCGAAGTTCGGCATGCTGACTCGGGGGACAACCCCGACTACCTCCTTGGTTTCGACATCCCTAACAAAGCCGTAGGCCTTGCTCTTCTTACGGAGCGGAATACCTAGGGCCCTATAGGTGGCATCTACCGCACAAGCGAAAATAGCCGTTTCGAGTGGGAAACAGAATGCATTCCCCATAGTTGCCATCATGTGCAACTCGACTACGCCTCTATCTGACAGGGCCTTCTTACTTCTTAGAAGGCTAAGCCACTGGAAATCAGCGCGCGGTATGAATGCGCGGCAGAGCCCAAGGCTGATTGTGTCAGACGCAGAACTAAGGTCGATCGTTGAGTAGCTCCCGGTAATCGAGCCTTTGCGGGCCAGTTCCTGATTTACTAGGTCCTGGTCGCTTAGGTCAATACCGTACAGCGTCCTTAGGCGATCTTCCAAAACTTCCTGGACACCTTTCTGGAAGAACATATTCAGAAGAGGTTCAGGCTTCACAAGGCGGGAGATCTTTGCTGTCTTAGGGACAGCGGTAATCTTTACAGCCTCAACAACCTCAGGAGAACCGAACGCCAGGCTGCGAGCAATCTCGCAATCCAGCCTAGTCGAACGATCCCGAACCCACCCATCAAATAATTGCACGATGAGCGGGCTAGATGCAGTAAGGCGGCTCTGACCCAACTTGGTCACAAAGTCCGTCCTGTCCGCACCGGGGCCGGAACCAGGTCCGAAATCAACATGAGGCAGAATACTGGCCTCGCTGATCAGCGGATATCCTTCCACCGTGAAAAAATCGTAGATGGCCTTCCTAAAATGGCCTACTACAACTTCGTCATAAGGCCCTAGTTCGTCGACTCGGAGAGCCCAATCTGCACAGCGATCATTTATGCTGTGGAAGAGCTCCCAAGCCGCTTTATCAGCCGCCTCTTGGTCTATTTCGTCTTGAAACTTCTTGACGATTGATCGTAGGATGGCAGCTGCGGCGAACTGTCGGGTACTACAACCAGGAGGCTCAGTGACGACGCGATTTGCTTCGTCGATTCCGAAACCTTCCAACAGAGTACCGTTAAAGTAACGGAGGTCGTTAAGGAGGCAACCCCAAAGAACAGAACTGCTGATTTCAGCCATTTCGACACCTCATGTGAGGACACTTCTAGGTCCATACCTTTACGCGTGTGATACATGGTAGCTCCTTAGCCTAAGCTTTAGAGTGTCCCGGTGATCACCGTATCCGCGAGACCCTGTGCAATCTGGGTCAGCAGACCGATGTGAGCAGAGATCATAGCCTTAACGCTGACAGCGTCGTAGGTGTCTGCCCCTGCTGGGATCGTGAATGTCGACCGGATTGAGCCCAACTGTACTGGCTGATTCGCTAGTACAGACAGTCCTTTTCTAGTCAACACTTCGAAGGAGTTCTTCGGAAAAGACCGAATCACACCTGACGCGTTCGGGTTGCTCAGAACCTTAAAGGTCGCGGGCCTGAACATAGTCAACGTAAATGGCGCGGAAATTGAATGCGCCACAACGCCCGTCTGCGTGCCACCAAGCGCCGTCACAGCGTATTGCTTAGACGATGCATTAGGTGGCGTGTCCGCAGCGATTGTATACGTTGGACTAGTCAAACCAGTAATGGATGCCCCAGTGATAGGGGTAGATGGACTAAACATGGTTCACCTTCCATAGTGAGGGAAGTGTTATTTGAGCTTGACGCTTATTAGGGCGGCAAGGTTCACCCACTGCCAAGAGCTGGCGAATGTGAGCTGTAGGTTAGGGACGGTCAAGGATGGCCGCGTCCGAGAATAATGGACCCTACTCCCTTCAAACGGAGAGTCACTCGAAAGGACTCGGCACTCTTTACCGAGGACCTTTTGAGCCCACGACGGATCAGCTTTCCTAGTGATCTTCGTCGTTGCCGTGGTCCAGCGTGACAAGGAACTCCATGCCAAATTGGCGTTCACCGCATGCATACCATTGAGGATATCGCCGACATTTGTGAAATAATCGACGATCCAGCTATAGGGTATCAATTCCCATACAGTTGGTATAAATTCCTCGAGGCGGAAGCCGCTTAGTTCAGCGACTTGCAATGCGGCGTTTTCCTGTATGCCGCTGTAAGAATGCATGACCACACCTTTGAACTTGAGCTTATCTGTCCTTTTCTTGACAGTAGTTTGGGTCCAACGGAGATAGTTCGAGTGGCTACCATCGCTGGTAACCTGATTCGCACTGATGGTCTCAAAGGCCTCGCCAATACAGAACGAGGTATCTTTAGCCGAGCTTAACTCCATGTAAGCCTTAGCCGCATCCTCAATATCTCTCTGGAGGTTTTTCCACCCAAAGACATACTCTAACCACGTTCCCGCGATAGCCTTTCTAAGCTCGCGAGCATTAGGGTACCTTCTTCGCCGGAGACGATGGGCGCGTTTTAAGTATGCGCTGAAACCATCGCGTAAGGCGGAAGCTGGTCTTCTCAACATATTCAACGTTTCCTTCAGTTCACCGAGGAACGTCATCCCTTTAAAAGGTGACAACGCACTATTGATGTTCTTCAGGTAGTTCGTTAGCGCTATGTTGTAAGCGCTGGCAGAAGCCTCTGGGAGCTCAGGAAGAGCTCCAAAACTGCCTTCGAGTCGCTCCCAGTACGAATTGGGAACTGAGTAACCGTACAGATTAGGGTCATAGATATCCATCATGAACCTACCTGGGGTTACCGCCACCTTTCCATCCCGGTCGTAATCAGTCGTAGCATTTTGAAGCGCTGCGATCTGATCACGCCATCGTGGGTTTTGTACACCTGTTCTGGTCTCCGACCAAGAGATGGGCGTACGAGAGGTGGTGTCGATCCTGGTTCCAGAATATTCGTTATACTGGCGATATCGCATCGCGAAAGTATAACTACCAGGTATGACGATATTAAGTGACTCAGGCATGTAGACCTCCATAGGGCAGGTTAAAGCCCTAGCAGAAAGCTCCGGGAAAGG